TGCTCAACCTGCTCTACGTAATCTAATGGAAACCTTTTCTGCTCATTGTAGGTTTATCTTAACCTGTAATTACGTTGAGAAGATTATTGACCCGATACAGAGTCGTTGTCAAAGCTACAAAATAGTACCACCAAGTAAAAAAGATGTTGCTCTACATGCTAAGACTATCTTGGAGAAAGAGAACATATCTTTTGACTTGGATGATTTGGCACTCGTTGTAACTGCTGGTTATCCTGATTTACGAAGGGTAATCAATGAATTACAACGAATGTCAATAGATGGTAAGTTGAAGATTGACAAAGATGGAATGTTACATAATGAGTTTAAACTTCAGTTTTTGGAGATGATTCAAAATAATTCTGATATTCGGTCAATTCGTAAATTGATTGCTGATAGTGGTTTTAGTGACTACACGGAATTGTTTAGGTTTCTTTATGATGAAGTTGAAAACATAACAAGTGATAAGATACCCGATGTTATTGTTGAAATATCAAAGGGAGCTTATCAAGATGTGATGTGTGTGGATAAAGAGATTAACTTTATTGCAACCATGTCAAGCATATTAGGAAAATTACAATGAGTACAAAACCAATGAAACCACTACCAAAACAAGAAGTCCAGGTAGACTTACAGGATGCAGAAACAATGACTTGTCTAGAATGCAATAATAAGATTTTCATTCAAGGGTATGTCATAAAGAAAATATCAGCTATTATGTCACCAACGGGTAAAGAAGTCATAGCTCCAATTCAAGTGTTTAATTGTGGAAACTGTGGTGAGATATTACCGTTAAATGAGATAAATGAACTTATTTAGTTGGATTAATGAACTATTTGTCGGTAAACGAGATTGGGATTCTTTTTCGGATGCCGACAAAAAGAAGTTTAGTCCATTTATGGTAAATCGTTATTTGAGCATGGGTGATGAGTTTTTACCTTTCGTAAATCACTTTCAAACATATACGATAGAAGTTATGCCACATAAAGCCGTGTATCAATTCTATTGTAATTTACTACCAAAGAAAAAGACTTACTTAAAGTATTTGAGTGGTAAGAAAGAAAAGACAAATGATTTAGTTGTTCCTTTCATTATGACTTACTTTGAAGTAAGTAAACATCAGGCTGCTGAATACTATGATTTGATGTCAAAAGAAGAATTGATATTGTTAGTAAAAAAATATGGAAAATCCGATAAAGAAATAAAGAAGATGAAAATTAGATGAGTAAGCTATGGATGGCATTAGGAATATCATTGATAGGTCATATATGGGCTTGGTTTCATATGCAAGGTCAATTTAAATATGAATGGGCTAAGTCTTTATGGTGGGTTGTATTTGGTGGTATACCGATTAGTATTGCTTTTTGGTATGGGACAAAATGGTATTATGAATATTTTCAAAATTATTGGTATGTTAGGCCCATTGGATTTGGAATGGCTACAATAGTATTTACCGTATTGACTTATTTGATTTTACACGAAGTACCTGACACGAGAACAATAATAAGTTTGGTTTTATCAGTTGTTATTATTGTTATACAATTATCACATTTAATAATAAAATAGAGGAAGTTATGGTTATTACAGAAAAAGAAGCAAATTCTAGTTCAATGAGTAACAGTAGTGATATTGTAACAATGATGGAACAAGAATGGCCAGAGATGACCGAAGAATTTAAAAGATTACAACGAGAACAATATGAATTGTTCTGTCACAAGCAACATGATTACGGCCCAGGGAATATTTCAGTTGGGACACAATTACAAACAGAAGAAGATATAAAACTATCTCTTACAGGATTGTTCTTCAGAATTAATGACAAAATCCAAAGAGTAAAGACCTTGTTGATTGGTGGAAGAGTTAATGCCGTAGAGGGTGAACCATTAGAAGATGCCTTTTTGGATATGTCCAACTATGGTATAATGGCAACAATAGTAAAAAACGGAAAATGGGGTAAATAATGACAAGAAGAGAAAAGTTATATTCACAAAATGAATTTTCAATTTATGGTGTATTTAGATTCACAGCGTACTTTTTGGCTTCAATAGCCATGTATGTTGGTGATTTGCAAATAGCCGGAGTAGCCTTTGGATTTGGAGCTATTTTGGGTTTCATTCGCAGATTAGCAAGGATTTGGGAATAGTATGGAAAGATATTGGGGTGAAAAAAAACAACCAGTTAAAAGGACGAATGGTGACGACAACGATAAACACATATCAGTACAGGATAATAAGATTTATTTTTATTCTGGTGTTAATCGTAATAGTTGTGTCGAATTAAATAAAAAAATTGGGGAGATGGAAAGTAAAAGCTTGACTTTATCAAAAACTCTTGGTATATTACCACCGTCAATAAAGTTGTTTATTAATTCAGGTGGGGGTTCTATCGTAAGTGGTATTGCTTCTATGGATACGATAATAAGAACAGAAGTTCCAGTTCATACTTACGTGGATGGATTTTCAGCAAGTGCTGCCACTTTTTTAACTGTAGTTGGTGAGAAAAGATTTATGAGTAGAAATTCTTATATGTTGATTCATCAGTTAAGTAGTAACTTTTGGGGAACATATTCTAATTTTGAGGATGAGAAAAAAAACTTAGATTTAATGATGAAAACAATAAAAGACGTTTATAAACAATACACTAAACTACCAATGAAAAAACTTGATGAAATATTAAAACGTGATTTATTGTGGGATGCTCAGACTTGTTTGGATTATGGTATGATTGACGAGATAGTATAATGGGACACGTATCACATAGTCAGTTTGTAAGTTATAACGAATGTAACCTTAAATGGAAACTTCGTTATATAGATAAGTTAGGAACATTTACAGGTAATATTCATACATTGTTCGGATCAGCTTGCCACACCGTCATACAAGAATATCTCACGGTTATGTATGGCACTTCTATTATAGCTGCTGATAAACTTAATATGGAGTCTCGATTAAAAGAAGAGATGATGAGTGAGTTTACAAAGATAAAAGAAAACCAAGAAACCTTACCTTGTAGTCAAGATGATATGATTGAGTTTTACCAAGATGGTTTGGCTATACTTGATCACTTTAGAAAACATCGTGGTAAGTATTTTATGAAAAAGAACTACGAGTTAGTTGGTATTGAGTTGCCTATAACTATGGAACTACAAGAGAACGTAGAGTTAAAAAGTTTTCTTGATGTAGTGATACGAAATAAGATATCAGGTAGAATAACCATCATTGATTTAAAAACATCAACTAGAAGTTGGACAAATTATCATAAGAAGAACTTTTACAAGAAAGCTCAATTATTAATATATAAACAATTCTATTCAGAGAAATTCAATGTACCGTTGGATAAGATAACAGTAGAGTTCTTGATATTAAAAAGAAAGATAGCAAAACAAAGTGATTTTCCAATCAGTAGGTTACAGAGGTTTGAACCGTCTAATGGTAAAGTTAGTGTCAATAAGACCATGAAAGCATTCACAGAATTTCGTGAAGCTATCTATGATGAAGAAGGAAACCACAAAATAGACAGAGATTATAATGCTTCTCCTGGTAGTGCTTGTAAGTTCTGTGAGTTTGTAAAAACGGAGCATTGTAAATGGGGAAAGATACTTTAAGAGTAGGGATAGTCGGTAGTAGAAAATATGAAAACCGAAGAAAGATTAAGGAATTTATATTTAAATTAAAAACCGAGAAAGGACCAGATACTATTATAGTTAGTGGTGGGTGTAAAACAGGCGCTGATTATTACGCTAAAAAATATGCTTTAGAATTGGGAATGCAGTATCAAGAGTTTCCACCACAACATGAAAATTGGAATTTATATTGCCCAAAGAATCAAAAGGATTATGGTAGACCATATAGTGTGAAAAACTTTTTTGCTCGTAATAAAATAATTGCTATCTATTCAGAATATGTCGTGGCATTCATACCAAGAGGAGTTGAATCAAAGGGTTCTATGTCTACGATAAATTATGCTAATAAATTTGGAAAAAAAACACTCGTTATCGATTGAAGTTTTATATTTATGTATATACAAAAGTGGTAAGGTTATGAAGCATGAAACAAAATTAACATCCGTTAAAATAATAAAAACACTATACGAGCAATTTAAATTCAAAACTGTTAATTCTTCAATGAATTTACAGAAATTAGTCAATAGATCAGTTCATCAATATTTAAATAATGTTGTAGTTAAAGAACAAATAGAAAACTATGATAAACTATATGCAAGTGGGAGTCGATTTTAATGAATTATCGAGAAGATTTAATTAAAGTTAGTGAGTTGTATTTTAATGCTCAAATTGAAAAACATAAAATCAATGTGGAAAATTTACTTGAAAACCAAGTAGGGGTAGCAGAACATCCAGATATAGTAGAGACTATTGAAAAGGAATTACAAGTTATTGCTAACTATGATGAAAAATTAAATGTATTACAAAAATACTTTAAAGGTAATACAGGATCTAAAGAGGTTTTAAATGGCTAAAAAGAAAATTCTATTAATGTCCGATGATTTACGGATGCATAGTGGTGTCGCTACCGTGTCTAAAGATATAGTTATGGAAACACTAAATGAATATGATTGGGTTCAAATGGGTGGAGCAATCAAACATCCTGAGTCAGGTAAGGTTGTTGATATGTCCGAAGGTCTTGACGAGTTTGGGATTAAAGATGGGTATTTGAAAATTTATCCCGTTGATGGTTATGGAAATGAAGATTTATTACGAGAAGTACTTGCAGTAGAGAAACCCGATGCTATTCTTCACTATACGGATCCACGTTTTTGGATTTGGTTCTATAATATGGAAGCTGAAATAAGACGTAATATTCCAATTTTCTATTATAACATTTGGGATGATTTACCAGATCCACAATACAATACGAATTATTATAAAAGTAGTGATTTATTAATGGGAATATCTAAACAAACTTATGGAATCAATAATCGTCTGTTGCCTGAATATGAGGATTGGCAAACTACATTTGTACCACATGGCATATCACCTCGTAGATTTAATAAGGTTCAAGATGATGATATAAAATTAATAGAATTTGATGAAAAGTTTGGAATATCGGATAAAAAGTATAAAATACTCTACAGCAATAGAAATATTCGTAGAAAACAACCGAATGATGTATTATTGGCTTATAAATACTTTATGGATGGATTAACACAAGAACAACGAGATGAATGTGTATTGATATTTCATTGCCAACCCGTAGATGATAACGGAACAGATTTACCAAGAGTTCATAAACATTTATGTCCTGATTATGATATTTGTTTCACTTATGATAAAGGTGGACCGATGGGTGATATGGGAATGAATTTGCTTTTCAATACAAGTGATGTATATATTAATTTAGCATCCAATGAGGGGTTTGGGTTAGGTAGTGCTGAAGCCCTTACGGTAGGAACACCAATTATCGTTAATGTAACGGGTGGACTACAAGACCAATGTGGATTCCGAGATGATGATGGGGAGTTATTAACTGCTGAAGATTATATTGAGCTCGGTACTAACCATAGAGGTAAATACAAGACTCATGGTGAGTGGGTAAAGCCAGTTTATCCAGCTTCAATATCACTACAGGGTTCACCGATGACACCTTATATTTGGGATGATAGATGTAATCCTGAAGATGCTGCTGTAAGTCTACGTGAATTTTATGATTTAGATAGGAAAGAAAGAAAACGACTTGGTAACCTGGGTGCTGAGTTCTGTAAAGAAAATCAAATGACAAGTCAAGAGATGGGTAAGAACTTTATCAATTCAATGAACGGTGCTTTTGATAATTGGAAACCTAAAAAACGTTACACGATGGGGAAAGTATGAAGAAATTTGTTTTAATGATTGCACCATTCAATACTCGTAGTGGTTATGGAGATCACGCAAGGTCAATATTTTATTCCATAATGGATAGAGATGATTTAGATATTAAATGTATTGATGTCAAATGGGGTAGTACTCCAAGAAATCATTTAAATCCTGAAGTTCCACGGCATAAAAAACTCTTGGGTACGTTCATTGATGGGAATAACATTAAAGAACAACCTGACGTATTGATTGATATTAGAATACCAAATGAATTCTCAAATGGGGCAAAATTCAATATTGGAATTACGGCTGGAGTTGAAACTGATATAGTTTCTCCTGAGTTTTTGGCTGGTATGAATAAAATGGACTTGAATATAGTACCATCTAATTTTACAGCACAAACATTTCAAAAATGTAATTACGATAAGATGGAAGAGAAACCTGATGGTTCAAAACAAAAAGTAGCTCAAATTAAGTTAGAGAAACCAATTGAAGTATTGTTTGAGGGCGTTGATACATCCGTATATTATCCAATGGATAGGCATGAACTAAAATCAGAATTTACAGACGAATTAAATGACTTAATTAAAGAAGATATGGCTTATCTTCATGTAGGTCAATGGGGTAAAGGTAAGTATGGAGAAGATAGGAAAAATATACCATTGATGATTAAATGTTTCTTACAGGCATTTGCAAATAAACCCAAATCACCTGCATTAGTATTGAAAACAAGTGGTGCTAATTTTTCTGTTTTGGATAAAGCTGAACTTGTTAAAAATATTAATCAAATTAAAGATGAATTTTCACAAATAGATAACGTACCAAATATTTATTTAATACATGGTGATTTGACTATTGAAGAGATGTCTTTATTATATAATAACCCTAAGATAAAAGCCTTTTTAACTTGTACACATGGAGAGGGTTATGGTAGACCAATGGCTGAGGCTACGTGTTGTGACTTACCGGTCATCGCTTCTAATTGGAGTGGTCATTTGGATTTCCTAAGTGATTCAGAATCATTACTGATTAATGGTAGTTTAACTGAAGTTCCAGACTCTATGATATGGGAGCCAATTATTGTTAAACCATCAAAGTGGTTTAGTGTCAATGAAGCTGATGTAGTTAGAAAATTGAGAATGTTTTATAAAAAACAAGGATTAATAACCAAGAAGGCAAAACGATTAGGTAAGAAAAATAGACGAGAATTTTCATTAAAGGCTATGGCAAATAAATTTAATAAAACACTTGATAATGTTTTAACTCACATACCACAACCAGTTAGTTTGAAATTACCTAAGTTGAAAAAGATAGGTAATGACACACCAAGTCAACCAGCAAAGATAAAACTACCTAAATTAAAGAAGATAACGTGATGAATCCCATGACTTTGCGGGTAACTTGCCCCTGTTGTTTGTTAGATGATATTGATATTGATGATTCGTTAGTATTGCTTGGTGATGATGAACAGAATATGCAATGTTTACATTGTGGTTTTGCTTCAAATAGAGCAATGAAATCGCATATTGATGATAATCCATTTCCACAAGAGTTTAAAGACGTGTGTAGGAATTTAAGTGATAGGTGGTGGGCACCATCAGTTTTTACTACTGAAAATTACATGGTAGTTCCGTTGGTGGAAAAGAAAGTATTGAAGTGGAGATTATTTGCTCAAACTGATCCAGAAACCGAAGTCTTAGTTCCGCATTTTAGTGATGCGTACAAAATGGTAGAAAAATTGGAGAAAACACTTGGCGACCAGATACAACAATCGTAAGATAATTCTATCAGAACAAACATTACCTATTGGTAAGATATTACCTGGTATGATTGTGACGTTTAATTATTCGGAATCAGGTGTTAAGGATCCAAGACCTGTTTTATTATTCTTACATCGTGATAAAGAAACTAACTTACTAGAGGGTTTGAATATTAATTATATTAATGCAAGTAAGGTGAAAAAACTATTTAAAGTTATTGATATGAAAAAAACTGAAGTGGATGAAAGGGAAAATCTAATATCATTAAAGGAAGAGTATTTTAGGATACAAATAGCTAACCCAAAGAAACGTTCTGCTATGACTACCAAAAGATTTTATTCAGATATCGTTAGTGCTGATAATGTATTTAAACAAGCATATCGTAGTTACAAAACAACTAAGTTGACAGCACTAAAGGTTACGAATATTAAATTAAACATGGTTGGCATTAGTGAAGATTAGTTATTCCATATTAACTCATAACGAAACGAATTCATTAGAGAAGTTACTAAAGTTCTTAATCAAGTGGAAACAACCTGAAGATGAGATTGTAATACTTGATGATTATTCTGATGATAAAAAAACAAAACAATTATTAGATTTCTATGTATCTGCACACGATATAGTATTTGAACAACGAAATCTATTGGGTGATTTTGCTTCACAGAAGAATCATTTAAAAAGTATGTGTAGTGGAGATTATAGTTTTAACCTTGATGCTGATGAGATGATAAGTCTTTGGTTGATAAAAAACATACATAGTATTGTTGAAGAGAACGAAATTGATTTAATTTACTTACCAAGAATAAATACAGTAGAGGGTTTAACTGAACAACATGCTAAATATTGGCATTGGAATGTTAATGATGATGGTTGGGTTAATTTTCCTGATTGGCAAGGTCGAGTATTTCGCAATAGACCAAATATAAAATGGGAAAAACCAGTTCATGAGATGTTGATTGGGTTTCAAACATATTCACATTTACCTACGGAAAAACCTTTTTGTATATTACATCATAAGACGATTGAAAAACAAGAACAACAAAATGAAAAATATGCTGGGATTATGAGATGAAATATAAAAATAAAGATGGTATAGAGTTATCGTATGAAGGTCACGAAAATGATTCTAGTGTTCAATTAATAAAAGAAGTATTGCAAGAAGTTATTGTGTTGGGGGATAAAGAAATTTACACAAAATATCCAAGACAAGGTTGGATTAAGGTAAAAGAATTTATAAATGAGAATTTTTCTTTAGATGATTAAAATAAAAATACAAAATCCAACGGTTGGTCGAAATGAACCTACGTTTAGGCCATTTGGTATTATACAAGATATTTTAAGAGATTATAGTATTGAATTAACGGATTCTGATGATTTTGATTATCTATTTATTGGAATGCATGACTTTATTGATAAGAAAAAATCTCTTCAAGAAAGTATTGATTATGGATTAGATAATTTATCTAAAATTACTGGTGATTATTTTCTATTCGAGGGTTCAGATTCGACTTCATTGATGGGGGGGTTTGAAGTATTTGAACAAAGTGATGCTACTTATCTATTCAAAAATCAAATGTTACCATCTCAAGATGCTTATAAAGTTCCCTATGCTCATAATAAATGGTTTTGGGGTAGCGGTAGTGATTTAGATTTATCATATGATATTTCCGATGATATGTGGAAAAGAATAAAATTTACAGGTTGGAATGTCGGGCAACTTGTTCCAAATTATAGAAATTTTCAACCAATAAAACAAGACAAAAGTATTGATGTCTGTGCTATATTCAGAGGTAATCATGATTATAATGAAGATCATAAATCACAGAATAGTCACCTTTATACTGAACATAGAGGGGGGTTATGGAAAGTTTTAGAACCCTTAAAATCTAAATATAATATGATATATGATAGATTACCATTTGAAGAATATATTAAAAATCTAATGGATTCTAAAATATCATTTTCGCCATTTGGTATGGGCGAGATATGTTTCAGAGATTTTGAATGTATGCAGTATGGAACTATAATGATAAAACCTAATCAAGATTTAGTTAAAACTATACCAGATATATATGAACCAGGTAAAACATATATTGATGTAAAGTATGATTGGTCGGACTTAGAAGAAAAAATTGATTATATATTATCAAATTTTGATGAATTAAATGTTGAGATAAATGAAAATATTAGAAAAAAGTTTATGGGCGGGTATGATTATCGTAAGCTTTGTTTGTATTGGTATGATATTTTTAAAAATTTAAGTGGAGTAGAGCAGATATCATGAAAATATTAGTTACAGGCGGAGCGGGTTTTGTTGGTTCACATTTAGTTAATAGATTTTATAATAAAAATTACGAAGTAGTAGTATTTGATTCTTTGGGACATACATCTTGTATTGATAGATTGTGTTCTGTAAATATTCCTATAATTATAGAACGCTTACAGACTAAAGAAGTGTGGGATAAATTAGATACTGATTTTGATTTGATTATAAATTCAGCTGCTGAAACACATGTTGATGAATCATTTGAAAGACCAGTTGATTTTATAGATACAAACATATTAGGTTTACATTATCTTAGTAAATACTGCTCTGATACTAATACACCTTTAATACATTTAAGTACAGATGAGGTTATTGGAAATGGAGAGCCGTTATATGAAGATTCAATGACTTTACCTACTAATCCATACTCTGCAACTAAAGCTGGTGGTGAATCTATTTTACATGCTTATGGTTATTGTTATGGGTTAGATTGGAAAGTTGTTAGATTAAATAATACATATGGGACAATGCAATTTCCTGATAAATTAATACCTTATTTTATTAGTAAGTTACAAGATAATAAAAAATTACCAATACATGGTTCTGGTAAACAAGTTAGATTTTTTTTAAACGTAGATGATTTTGTAGATGCCGTTGAAGTCGTTATGGATAAAGGTGTGAATAAAAATATTTACAATGTATCTACGGATGAATCCTATAATGTATTGGAAGTTACAAAAATGATTTGTGATAATATGGGAAAGGATTTTAATGATTGTGTTGAGTATGTGGATGATAGGTTATTTCAAGATCCAATTTATCTATCAAATAGTGATAAGTTACGTGATATTGGATGGATGCCAAAACGTTTTCTAAAAGAAACTATGCCA